GATATTCCAGCAATAAAATTAGTAAAACCATTTACAGTACCTCCAGTAAACGCAGAACTAACTATATCAGATATTGTTGCAAAAACATTAGTACTACTAGGTGACGTAGCACCAGTAATCGCATTAAATTGATTTTGGGTTAATGTAAAACCACCACTATTATTTGTTTCCCATGTAGCGACACCATCTTTATTTATGTATAATACCGCTGTATCTAAATTGACAAATAGCGTACCCTTAGAGGAAATATGTGTTGGAACACCATTCCCAGTTTGTATAAGAATCACACCAATTGATATCGACCTAATGTTAGTTGCCATCTACTTATTTATTTATAAATATTAAATCTTAATTTATAATCTCCCAATTTGAAGACCATATGTAATTTTTTGCAGTTTCACCACTTACAATTATTGATAAATTACCACTATTTGCAGAGTAAACAACTGAATTTGGTGTCATACCACTAGAAATTCTATCAAAATCTGAGTTTTCACCTATTATAGTTAACGTTCCAGAAGTTTTATTTAAAGCCAATGTTCTTTTCCAGAATCCATAATCACTAGAATTGTTATATGCGTTAACATAAGACACAAAAAACGTATTAGAATTATTTTTAATCGAAGTCACGGTATCAATAACCAATGTTTGGTTAGAAATAGTTTGACCAGAATTATTTAAAAAAGTCCTAACTGGTAATTCAACATCTATTTTTTGATTATCATTTCTAGTATAACTTAAAATTTTTGTTGATTTGTTAAAAGTACCACCAGTAATATAATAATCAGTAAACCCAGTTATACTTAAAATATTACCATCACCTTTAAATAATGTTAAAACATCTGTATTATTATTAAAAGTACCGCCAGTTATAGATTGACTAGATGTTGTTGATATTATGATATCAAATAAATTAGTACCACCACTATAATAAGTTGCAGCATTAAATGTATTACCACTAATGTTTTGACCGCTAATGTTACCATCAAATATTATAGTACCAGTACCCATAATAATCTGAGTATCACCACTACATGACGCAAATGAATTACTAAATATTGCTGTACATGCAGTAACCGTAGGTACATCACCAGTTATTGATAAAGGTTCAATAACAAAAGTTTCATTTACATCATAATTGTATAGATATCCCATTATAAAGTACTTCCTATTAACCTAAAACTTCCATTTGAATAAAAGTTTTTATAAATTCTTATTGTAACAACATCACCACCATTTATGGTTATAGGTGTTGTCAACACAGTTCCATCAAAGATAACAGAACCATTTATTGATATTACTATTCTAGATAATTCAACAATATCTTTCAATTGTGTTATATATGCACCATATTGTGATGTGAATGTAAATTTTGGTTCAGCTTTTGCTTTAAATAAAAAGTTGTAAGTAAGTGAATTACCTCTTTTAACTGGGTCAAAAATTACATCGTTATATATCTTTTCTTCATCTATTTCCAACGCAACCAATTGTCTGTTTATTGTTGGTATAATTTCATAATCTTTTTCATCTAAAATATAACCTAATAACTTAATTTCAAACAATTGAACATAAAAACGTGTATTCTCAAAGTCATCAATGTTACTTTCATCACCAATAGATTCTAAATGCAGCGGCATTGGATGACCATTAACGTTGATATAACATTGTCTAGATTGGAAAGCTCTTTGAGCTAATCGGTTAAATTCATTTAAATCTTTCATTCTGTTAGTAAATAACCTAACTTCATATGTTAAATCAACTGATGTAGGTTGAGGCACCTTATATACATCAACACCACGCCTAACACCATCCCAAGTTGGGACTCTCATATATGTGTATGTTCTATTTACTGGTATGTTCCATAATCCAGCTTGGTTTTGACCTTGTTGAATATCTGGTTTTCTAACTACAGTAATGAACGGTAACTCAATATTTTTATATTTATCTGAGAATTGCCATGTTTTACTGAATTCAGTCCATCTTTGAATAGTTAAAAAGATTACTGGAACTTTTTTACCGTCTATACTTAACGACATTCTTTTATCGTCATTTATAAATTCTAAAAAAGTTTGGTCCATATCCTCTTCTAATACACCTTTAGGTAAAAATGTACCATTATCAGCAATACCATCCAAAATTTCTTGTCTTCTTTCTGGACCTATCTTCTGATTAGTAATATCTATGTTTGTCTTAAATCCTTTAGGTACTGCCATAATTTATTATATTCCGTGAAATTCATTAGAATCAACAGATGCACAAACAATTGTTCTATATGCACCTTTGTATCCCATTATTGTGTGTTGATTATCATAGTTTTTAATACCGTCATTAACAACACTAAAATATCTTATTTCTGTTTCAGTTACTGGATAACCAATATAATCACCATAATAAATATTAACATCTAACTCACTTAATTGGCTATCATATATTCTAAATGTAAATTGTCCATCTATTATATACCTTAACATACCTTGATTATATGTTTTGTTTTCTGGTGTAGCCATCGTAGGTGACACTTTAAGTTCGACTGGTGGTAAAAATTTAATTCCGTTGATTGGTGCTTCACCATATACATTATCAGCCGCTGATAATTGTCTATCAACGCTATATAAAATTACAGTAAAATTACCATCACCTTCTATAGCCTCTCTACCTAAATCGATTTCTAAACTGAAATCTTCTTCACTAAACCATTTATTAATCCTAGTTATAGGTATAATCTTATTATTTTTCATTTTTATATTTTTTAATAAACTTACTTATTATTTTATTTGAACATCCATAAATTACACCTATTTCTACTAAATTCAAGCCATTAACTAAATATTTTTGTATTTCTTCTATTTTTAAATTGTATTTATTTGAAAGTACTTTTTTAATATTGTGTTTCCTAAGATTATCAGAAATAACGGTTCTATGACAACCGTATATTTTAGAAATTTCATCTATTTTTAAATTTTTTATTATAAATAAATTATATAATTCTTTTTTTTCTATTTTATATTTAAAATTTGGGTTATTTTCACCACTAAAAGTTTTTTCATTTTTTACTTTTTCACTCCTTTTTATTAAGGTTTTTTTAGATAAAGTTTTACCATACATTGGATTTTTATCCCCAATGTTTTTTAATCTTCTTTTTTCTTTTGTTTCATCACTTTGTTTACAACCTAAACACCCATTACCACCAGATGAAATGTTATAACCATTCTCAATGCTTTTTAGTTCTTTTATCCAATATATCTCTTTTATATCTAATTCTTCTTTATCTAAACAAATATCTAATATTTCTTTTTTAAAATTTTCTTTACCATATTTATTGATAGCCTTTTTAATAATAGTCCCAGAACCTAAATATTCTGGGTTATTCTTAGAATCTTGACCAATATAAAATTTATTGTTAATTAAATTTGTTGTTTTATATATAATCATATTTTGTTAATACGTGTAATCGGTGTTATTTTGTTATTTTCCATATCTTTTATTATAAATATTAATCTAATAAATAATAATCACAACTATTGATTTTTATTTAAAATTTTATTATATTTAAATATAATAACATTGTTTAAATTGACAAATAAAAGTGATTGATATTAATGATTTAAAAAGCCATTCAGCGTTGTCTTTATTGGAAGACTATGATGGTATAAATCCGTATATTAAAAAGCTTAAAAATGAATTCATTAAAAACAAAAAGATTCAATTAACAGAGAATCAATCTAGATATATAGTAGATAATCACGATAAAGAACCACAATATATTAATAGAGTAATAGGTATTACACCTTATTTAGGTGAGGAACTTAAAAAGTTAGATGATTTGTCATTTATACCAGAAAAAGTCCTTATTGAATTTATATTAGCAGATACAGATAAAAGTTTTCATATTTATGGTAAATTAAAGCAAAACCAAAAGGAATCAAAAATGTATTGGTTACCAAAAACACAAGTAACTGATGACCCTTATTTTGAACCAATTGATGTAAATGTAGATTTATCAAAATATAATGAAATACTTAGTAAATACGGTAAAACATTATACAAACACCAAGAAGATGGTATTAAATTTTTATTATCTAGAAATGGTTGTATATTAGCAGACGACATGGGTTTAGGTAAATCCATGCAATCAATTATTGCTGCACTAGAAAGTGGTGCTGAAAAAATCCTTATAGTTACCACATCATCAACAAAAATAAACTGGCAGCGTGAAATAAATGTATTTTGCGATGAAACAACAATTGTTGATGGGAAGAAATGGGATTCAAATAAATTTACAATAATAAATTTTGACATACTTAAAAACTTTCATACTTTACCACCTACAAAAAAACTAAAAGAAGGCGAAAAAGAACCTATATTGATTAAAGATATGGTTAATGAAAAATTTGATTTATGTATTGTCGATGAAGCACATAATTTAAAAAATAATGAAAGTATCAGAGGTAAAATCATGGTTGATTTATGCGTCAAGCATAATATACCAAAAGTATGGCTTCTTACTGGTACTCCAGTCGCAAATAGACCTATGGACTTTTTTAATCTTTTAAAGATAATTAAGTCACCTATTGCAGATAATTGGAAACACTATGCAGTAAGATACTGTGAAGGTAAAAAGTTCTTTAGAACGCTTAAAAACGGCCAAAGAAAGCAAATATGGATAACAGATGGTGCTAGTAATTTAGAAGAATTAGCAAACAAAACAAAAAACATATTATTAAGACGTTTAAAGACTGACGCTATAGACATGCCAGACAAAATAGTTACTCCAATGTATCATCAACTAGATAAAAACGGTTGGAGAATGTATGATAAACTATGGGATGAATATGTTGAATTGAAAAAGAAACAAGGCAAAAGAACAAACGAATCACAAAAAGATTTGGTTGAACTTATATTATTAAGACAATTCATTGCTAACGAAGCGATTCCATACACAATTGAAATGGTTGAGAACGCTATTGAAATGGGACGTAAAGTAATTGTGTTTACATCATTTTCAGATGAATTAGAAATAATTGCGAATCATTTTGGTAAGGCAGCTGTTAAACATAACGGTCCAATGTCATCAGCTAAAAAACAACATTCAGTTGACCAATTCCAAAACAATGAAAAAGTAAAAGTTTTTGTTGGAAACATAAAAAGTGCTGGTGTTGGTATTACGTTGACTGAAGCAACTGTTGTTATATTTAATTCGTTTGATTGGGTTACTGGTAATAATGAACAAGCAGAAGATAGAGCGTATCGTATTGGACAAAATAATGACGTTAATGTATATTATCAATTATTTGAAGATACGATTTCAGTTAGGATGTGGGAAACTTTAAAACAAAAAAAACAAGTAATTAACACAATATTAGGTGTTGATAATGCATCAAAAGAAGATGAAACTGATTTGTTAATTCAAAAAATATTAGATGGTGAATTATAACTTTTTACGTTTAATTTTATTTCTATTTAGATTACCTTCATAATAAACACCATTAATCACCCTAGTAGTACTCCACATAGGTCTTAAATTTTCCAATGCATTGACAACACTAGGGTGCTCAGTTGTATCAAAACTACTTACTGGTCTAATATGGTCAACATGCCACTCGCCATGGTTATCCCAACACATACCTTCTGTGAATAACTGTTCAATATGTTCTTTAAATTCTAAGGCAGAGTAACCAAGAAGGTCTATAGTATAACCTTCTTTTTTGGTGTTTAATCGCCATAATGACATTTTAAGAACGCTTCTCCATAAACCAACGTGTTTATTTTTTAATCCATATTCTCGTCTTTTATCTTGGTTTTTTTGATTATATTCTTTTTTATAATTATTTTTACATTCTTTACATTGACAATGATAACCATCTTTACCTAATTTATTAACGTGAAATTCATTAATTGATTTCTCAATATTACATTTAGTACATATTTTACTTTGCATTTGGAATAACTGTGAAATCAATATTATATGGTGTTGAATCTTCTAAGTAAAATTGAACATAACCATAAGTCATATTATTTTCTTTATTAAATAATATATCTGACACTATGGTTTCAAAACCTAAATTCTCTTTTAATGCATCTTCTAAAACTTTTTTAAGTGTGTCAGTAAATTCGAATAATCCATTATTTAAAATTTTATTTAATACCATTTTAGTTAATAATATTCTAATTGATTTTTCTTGTGCTAAATAAACACCATCTTCTATACAATTAATATCATCATTTATAAAATTAACTATTTTATCACTCATTGATAAAGATTCAATTTTGCATTTATTTTTAAACTTACGTTTAAGTTCAGAATTTATTCTAATTTTTATTTCCGTTTCTTTCATTTTAATTAATTTAATTAAACTATTATTTGTGGTAACATTGTACCCACATTAATAAATATATTAATATTATTAAAAAAGTGAATAATATTTACTTTCTTTTTAAAAATATTTATCATTATAACAATGAGCAAGCTGAAGACCGTGCGTATCGTATAGGTCAAAATAATGACGTTAACGTTTACTATCAATTATTTGAAAATAGCATTTCAACTAGAATGTGGGAAATGTTAAGAAACAAAAAAGATATAATTTCAACCATTATGGGTGAAAAAACAATAACAGAGGATGAAATAACTGCTTTATTAGCAGAACAATTAATAGATTAATTATTATGGTAACAATTTATGGTTTTAAAGGGTGCCCTTATTGCACAGAATTAAAAGAAATTTTAACAAACGAAGGTGTCGAATTTAGAGATGTCGATATTGAACTAGATGAAAACACTGAAGAGTTTGAAAAAGTTAGGGAAGTTTCAAAAGCTGATGAAGTTCCTATCATAAAGGTTGGTAACCAATTATTGGTACCAAACGTTTCGTTTAAAAGTATCGAAGAAGCTAGTTTACTGGTAATAAAGTTTTTAAATGAAATGTAATATCTTCAAAATAAGGTATTCTTATTAAGTTTATTTTATTGACTAAACAGTAATTATTTTTTATTGAATCGTTTTGTTTAGTCAATAAAAAACCTTTTTCAGCACCAAATCTATTAACTGGTTTAAAATGTTGTATCCCATCGTATTCGATACAAGTATTATAGTCTGGTAAATAGAAATCAAACGGTAAAACATTTATATTTTTACAATCAAAAAAAGTATGTTGTTGGTTAAAATTTATATTATTTTTAATCAACAATTCACGAATAGTTTTTTCACCTTTTGATTCTTTACAAATAGGACAACCTTGACCCTTTAAATGCATATTTGGTGTTTGTTTAAATAAACCATGGTTTGGACATATTATATCTATTTTAATTTTAGATTTTTTATATATTGTTTTAGTGTAATTATATTTATCACCGTGTTTTAATTTAGCCTCATTAATAAATTCATTAGTTGTTTTATTCTTACCAACACATTTTGGACAACCTTGTTTTAATGTTAAATGTTGGTTTGGTGTTTGTTCAAACATACCATGACTATTACATATAATTTTAACTTTAGTTTTAGTATCATAATAATCAACTAATGAATAATCATAATTATTGTTATGTATTAACTTAGCTTGTTTTATAAACTCATTGGTTGTTTTATTTAAACCGTTACATTTACCACATGTTTGACCATTTAGGTGATTTGTTGGTGTTTGCTCAAACACACCATGAGTTTTACATATTATTTTAACTTTGGTTTTTGCGTTAACATAGTCAACTAATGAATAATCATATTTATCACCATGTATTAATTTAGCTTCAGAAACAAAAACGTTTTTATTTTTTCTGGTGTTTTTACTAATATTAATATAACCACATTTATTACACCCTTGTTTTCTATAAATATGATGATGTGGTGTCTGTTCAAATTCACCATGAATATTACATATTATTTTAACTTTTGAGTCAATTCTTTTATAATCCACTAACGAATAATCATACTTATTATTATGTATTAATATAGCCTTATTTATAAATTTTAATTTATCCATTATTTTTATTTTAATATAAATATCTATTATTTTTATAAAATACGAGTTAGGTAGCGATTAAGTTACGAATTAACAAAGAAATTTTTAGCATAATTGTGTTTATTCTCATATTTATAAGTAAATAAATAAATTATGGGAGTTAGTTTAGACGATAAAGAAAAATTATTCAGACAGTTGCGTCATTCATTAGGTGCACCAACTCGTCAAATTGAATTAACAGATGAACAATTATGTACTCTTCTTGAAATTTGTATTGAAGATTATGCTCAATACGTTCAAGAATGGTTAATTGAGCATCAATGGCAATCATTGATTGGTCAAAATCTAGATACATTGGATATGGCGTTTGCGTTGAGTGTTAGAAATTTTGATTTCATGACACAATACACTTACGCGTATTCAAAACAAGTTGGTTTACAAACTAGAGGCCCATGGGAACTTAAAAAAGATTTTGTGACTCTTGAATCTGGAAGACAAGTATATCAAATACCAGCTGGTCGTGAAATAAATGAAGTACTTTGGATTACACCTCCAGCAACTAGCCAAGCGTTATTAGCTAACTATGGTGGTATTGACTATGGATTTGGTGGTGGATTTTCACAAATAGGTGGTGGTGTTGGTACTGGCGGACCTGGTTTTGCTCGTTCTGGTTATTATATTGCACCAGCATTTGATATTTTATTAACTGCTGCTGATATGAACTTAAAAAATCGTATCGTAAGAAGTGAATTGGTTCATAAAATAACAGCTGGACCAGACGGTACAAAACTATTACACTTGATGAGCACTCCAGGTTCTAAATTATCTTTTGGACAAGGTATTGGTGGTGTTGGTAGTGCAATTAATTTAACTGGTTGTCAAGTATGGTATTTCTATTATGACACAAATCCAGATAACGTTGACCAATGTAGAAAAGATAATCCAGACATTATCAAAATGCCTAACCAAGTTCCACTATCTAAATTAGATTATGCAGACTTTAATGAACCAACAAAAACACTAGTACGTCAATTGTTTATTGCTGAAGGTAAAAGAACACTAGGTAGAGTTAGAGGTAAATTTGGTGGTATTGTAGGTGTTGAAGGCGCAGAAAGGACAATGGATTATGATTCATTATTATCTGAAGGTAATGAAGAGAAAAAAGCAGTGTTAGAAAGACTTGACGCTAGATTAGAAAGATTATCATCAACAAAACAATTAGAACGAGGCGCTAACGAAGCTGAAAACTTAAACAAAACACTAAAATACAGACCACTAGGGTTCTGGGTATATTAAAATAAAAAAGGGGCTATTAAGCCCCTTTGTTATTTAGAATCCCCACTCATCTTCTTCCTCTTCTTTTACTTGCAATTCCGCTTCTTTATCCATTCCGTTTATACTAGCCAATTCTTCTAGTAATTCATCTGGCATCTCACCAAAAGTATCATCATATTCATCATCAAGAAGTAATTCTTCATCGTTTCTAATAATGTTCCCATTTTCATCTTCTTCTAATTCATCATCATCTTCTTCTTCATTTTCAGAATATTTACGTTTAGGTTTTACTTCTACTTTAACGTTATTAAAAAGTTCAGTTTCTAACTTACGAACCCCTTCAACAATTACGTTAACATTTAGTTCTTCAGTTGTTGGGTCAATATCGCATGGTTCTTTATCTATGTATTCTGAATAATTATTAGTTTTACCAGTCATTATTTCGAATTCAGTGATATAATCTAACCATTGTTCATATCTATCATCATCATTATCTTTACCGTTGAGTTTGTAATACTTTTCTCGTTCAATCGCTTCTTTTTCATATTTAAAAGCGTCTGTAATATGATAAAGCGGTTCGCCCCATTTTCTAGAAATTAACATACCAGAACCTCCATCATCAACACCAACAATAGTTAAAATTTCAACACCTAAATCACCATAAGTTCTAATATTTTTTAAATGATTTACCTCTAAATGTTTAAATAATTTATCCAACTGTTCTTTTTCATGTTTAACTCCTTCTTCTTTAGCAATTCTCATTCTTTCATGGTAATCAGCTCTTATTTCTTCCCACTCTTCAACTTCCATATTATTTGGAACTTTATTTACTTTATCCCAGAATTTGATTTCTTTATCTTCCATTCTCATAAGGTCTTCATATGAATCTTGGTCACCATCTTTAAATGGCATTCCAGAAACCAATTCGCATTCACCTTTAGTAAAGATAGTTCTATCTTTTAAACGTTCAGTAGTTTTCTTAGTTGTTTTATCTTTAACTTTAACAATATCCAATAATATTTTTGAACGAATATCTGGGTGGAAACAAACAAGAAGTGGTTTAACTTTTTTATTAAACGCTTCTAAGTAACGTGCAACATTATATTCATCAGTATATAAAGACTCATCAATATCTTTAATTCTAGCTTCAATATTTTGATACTCTTCACTATCTTTACTACCATTTTCAGCTAATGTAATTAACGCTTTTTTAAGCATATCCATTTCTTTAATGTTTTCAAAATCTTTTTCAACAGTATCTTGGTCAATTAACTTACAATTAAGTTCTGTAACCTTTTCAACTTTTGGTAAAGTACCATGTTCAGCAAAATAAGCATCTTTTTCTTTTTTGGTCATCTTATTCTTTTCAACTGTTTTTAAATCACCATGAGATTTAGCAGAACCAGTGTTTATGTAATATAATACGTCACCCAAAGTAACATCTAAGTTACTTCTAATTGCTAATTCCATATGCGCTTGTTTAGGCATCGGATTACCAGCTTTATTCTTTGTTAGAGACTTCTTTTTGTAATCAGCAATGGTTGACTTCACTTTTGCTTTTGAAGCCATCTTAACAAGCGGAATTTGATAATTATAAATCTTATCTACGTATTCATGATAGAACTTTACAAATGAATAACCATCACCATCCAATAACATTCTAATACCTTTACCTAAAAACTCTTCGATAAACACAGACATTTTTTTAGACTTAACTGAGTTACCAACCAACTTGATTTTACCACCTATATCGTTAGCATAGTTTTTACGAGCAAAGTTAATTGTTGAATTACAGATATCATCTAAGTCCAACCCCATACGACCTTCCATAAAGTTTTCATTGAATTCAGCCAACACAGCTTCTAAACCAGTTAATTCTTTACCACCGTCTTCTTCTGTTTTCCAATGTGAACCTTTAGCAACATATTTAAATTCATCGATATTATCTGGCGCTGCTAAGTTACAACCATCAGTATCCATCACTAACGGTCTGAAACCATACTTTTCAGTAAAGTGACGAACCATCAAACGTAAGTATTGACGACCACGACATGTTGTCTCTTCAGCAGAGTCAGTATCACCCCAGTTAAAGATATATGGCGCACCATATGAACCAAACCATGAGTTAGCAAGAATTTTAAGAGGTAACTGTTTCTTATCATACAAGTTTGCCAACGCTTTATGTTCAGCAATTTGTTTTTTTATTGATTCTAACTCTTCTGGCAACATAGCGGCTACTCTAGCTTTAATTTCAGCTATTTGTTCTTCTGTCATGGTTTTTGGGTCTGGTTTAATCAGCTTTTCAAGTTTCTTAGCTTTACCTTTTTCAATACCAGTTAAGAATTTAAACTTATCACGTGTATCAACAACATATGTTAACATACCTTCCATCACCCCAGAAATATCCAAATCTGGGAAAATACCATGTGTTAACTGTGTTTTAGGGTAAAGAGCAGCGTAGTCTAACTTATATACATTTCTAGCGTAACCTACTTCTAATAATCTAGATAAACCACCAGTAAATTCTCTTTTAGGCAATCCTTCTGGTATTGCTAATCCTCTTTCATATGACCATGCAGCCATGATAAGTTTCCATTGACCAGCAGTACCCATTGTTGATGAACGCATAAAGGTTGTCGGTAACATTTTTGCAATCAAGAAAGATGCTTGGTTGAATATCTTATCAATCTGTTCAGTTTCCCATAAGTCATCACACAAATAACGCTGAACAATATAATCACCTTTTACTATTCTATAACCATCTTTTAATGGTTTCTTATCGGTAATCATATACCAATCACCATCTGCGTTATTAAAAGCATAATTGTTTACTTTATCAGCCCATGTTGTGTTAATTTTATCACCTGGGACATATACACGGTTAGGTTTAGCAATTTCAGAATATTGTGTTATATACTTCAAACCCCAACTTTTTATTTCAGAGTTAATAGCCATCGCTCTACGAACAGCATGTGAAATATCCATAACACTATAACCATACATATAAGTTTGCTGATACCTCTCAGTTTCTCCACCTAATTTAAGTGTTGTGCTTTTACGTTGTATTTTAGATAATCTATTAAGAGTAATAGCCAATTCAGTGATTGGAATAGATAAACGTTCAGCACGTTCAAATAAGAAAGGCCAGTCAAAGTTTTCTGAGTTGTAACCAGTAATAATGTCTGGTTGAACAGCATCGATTATTTTAAAAAACTTTTCAATATTTTCACGCTCACTATTTCTTTTTTCTAGAGCTGTATCACCAATAGTTTCTAACACACCTTCTAAACCTCTATTATCTCTAACACCTATTTGAAAGATTGCGTTTCTACTAGCGAATAATCCTTCGGTCTCTAAGTCAAATTGAAATCTATGTACATCGTCATAATCTTCAATACCTTTAAATAAACGTTTACCAGTTTGAATAAGATATTGCTCAGTAGGGCTAAACATAACAAATAAACTTCTATACATAGGTGTGGTTTTATCACCATCAATGATGTGTTTATCACTAAACACATCAATACCTCCCTCTTTAAAAAATTTAATTAGATTGTTATATGAATGTTTACATGTTGCCATGTATTTATAACCATTCTCCATACGAGTTGGTGTATAACCATTTTCATCAGATGTTGTTAGTTTAGTTATTTTAACACCATATTCATTACAAGCTTTGATGATTCTTTGATGTTTACCACCATAAATCATTTTGGTAACTTCTTCTTTAAACCATAAAAATGGTTTATATTTATCATCATAAAGATATTTACCCTTTTCTGGGTCGTTGATAACCAACGTAACATTTGGTTCATTATAAGCAGATTCAATCGCTACTATGTATTTTTGAGGGTTAGAACCTTGCAAAAAGTTTTCAATTTCTTCATTACTTACTCTTGTTTTTGTACTACTCATAAAATTAATTTTTTATAAATATACAAACAAAACTAATACAATTCAATAGGGTGACCAATATTTTTTTTTTAACTTTGTACGTTACAAAGTTACGAATTTTATATCAGAATGTCAAGTTATTTTTTAATTGACCCATCTAAAACATTAATAAATAATTCTTCTCTTATAGGTACAATAAGGGTTCCGCTACCATCTAAAAAAGTAATTTCAAATTGGCCAGCATATCTACCAGCTATAGATGTTTGTTTTGAAGTAAATTGATAAACCAAATAAAATTCATCACAAATACAATTACTTTTAGGTAAAACTTCTTCAATACCAGCATTACTACACGCAACACGTTTTACACCAGTTACAACATCAGTCATACTAAATGTAATAGTAGCGTTTTGTATCTTATCGTGAAACTTATTAAAGTCGTTTCTACCATCTTTGATAAGTTCAAGTTTAAGCTTTGGTAACGTTGCGTTTTTATTTATGTGAAATTCCATATTTTTTTTTATTAATAAATATTATTTAGTTAATAAACCCATATTTAGATTTAAAATAATTCCAAACAGTAATTAACCCAGCATCTGGTACAGCACCATCATAGACCAAAACTTCAGCAACATCAATTGGGCTTGATTGTTTAAATGTTGTTCCATCAAACCCACCAGCTATATAAAATTTACCATTAACTCCTACAGATTTCATGTTTTTATTCCCACCAATAGCAGTTAAAGTATCTTTAATAGTAGTACCAACATAACCATTAACAGTTCCACCACTCATCCTAAATGTATAGTAGAAAAATTTTTCATCATCAACACCTAAACTACCCCATGGAACACTTATAGTTGTTTTGTTTAACGAATTATTATAATACCACATATCAATAAACGTTGGTGAAGAATCACCATCTATACCAAAACCTTCAGTTTCATTAGTCCATTCTGCGTTATATTCAATAATAGGGGCTCCAGAGCTCCATGTTCTATTTGGATTTTTTCTAATAACGAAAAAAATGGTAAATCCACTTGAAATATTTTGTAAACTACTTGAGTTAGGGGCTGCAAGATATTCTGAATTATTATCATTAAACCCAATATAAGGGAATGATGAACTAGTACCACTAGGTGCAAAAGTTGTTGCTGAATATGTAGGTGAACTAGTAGTTGTAGCAGTTAAATTATTACCATATATTGTTTGGTCTTGCCATAATCTAATATCAGTATTATTAAGTGTTGCTGCACTATATGGTAACCCATTATAAACTCCCTTCAAAGAATCAACCCATACTATAGCTTTAGCTGACCCAAATACTGGAATTGGGTCACCAGAACTATATCCTTCTCTATAATTAAATGGTATGTTAAACATTATCTAAAATCTTTTGCTATTAGACCATACAAGTTTGTACCGTCACTTATAAATGTTAGAATATCAACACCATTTGCTGTTGACGTTAATATTGGTGCTATACCAGATTGCCATTTGTATTCAGAACCCCAATTAACTGTTCTAGAACCACTTGCATTTTGTTTAAGTATTATAGTATAAACAGCACCGTTAGCAATATTAGTACCACCACTAATGTTAGTAGTTGCTGCTGATAAAATAACAGTTTGAATGTTGCTATTATTCCAATTAGGTATATGTGTTGATGTTACAGTTCCAGCACTATAAATAGGGTTATTAGATTGCCCAGTAAATGTTAAATTACCATCTAATTTAATATTACCAGATACATGTAACCTTTCTGTTGGAGCAACAATACCAATACCAATTTTACCATTAGCTGTAGGTTCTGCTGTTGGATTCCCACCGATTACAGATTGAGTACCACTACCAAATATTATACCACCTATATTTAAACCATTATTAGTTAAATTTGGTAATGTTACATTTGTACCAATTATTATATTATTAGAACCAACAAAACCTCCACCAAATCCTTTACCAGCTTGATAACCAATAAAATTACTATAACTTGAACCAGATGTAAAACCACCAGCAGAGTCACCAATAAAATTACTATATGTTAAACCAGTTGTTTGATAACCACTTGATTTACCAATAAAATTAGAATAAGTTACATCTTTAGACCTATAACCAGTATCTCCACCAATATAAACATCATAAGTTAAACCAGATGTTTCATAACCACTATTACCACCTATAAATGAACAATAACTTGGGTTAATTGATTTATATCCAGAATATTGACCAATAAAATTATTATAATTTGAACCAGTTGACTCTTTACCAGCAGAAACACCGATAAAGTTAGATTCACTAGCTTTAGTAGCACTATAACCAGCTTCATACCCAATAAAATTTGAATTATTAGCTTTTTCCGCACCATAACCAGCGTTAAAACCAAATAAATTTGTACCAGATGCACCAGTAGCGCCATAACCAGCATAACTACCTAAGAAAATACTGTCAGTAACACCACTGGCATTAAAACCAGTAGCTAATAAACCAGTTGAAAATAAAGATGATGTGTTAACAACTGATATTGGAGATGTACCACCAAAACCAGTAACAGTAAATGTACCACCAGTATTATTTCTAAAAGTAGCCGTTCCATTAGAATAAGTACCACCAGTTACCCTTACATCTATTGGTAAATTTAAATATGTAGTAGCAGACACACTACCATTAACAGTTAAACCAGTTAAATTATTTAATAATAAACTAATGTCTGCTTGATTGTTTGTTTGTTTTAGTGTTAAAATATTATTATTAAATGTTAACCCAGTGACATAAGTGTCTGTTTGTCCAGTCAAGAAACCAGAAACACTAAACGTACCACCAGTATTGTTTGTAAACACGGCTACACCACTATTTGGGTTGTATGTACCACCAGTAATAGTCATATCAGTAGCTAAAATAGATAAATTTTGAGTAAAATTGGTATTATCGTTTCTACTTATAATTAAATCATAATTACTAGGGTTAAACGTCATACCAGTAGTATAAATGTCATCAGATGTTTTAAAATAACCAGTTACGTTAAATGTACCACCAGTATTGTTGATAAATGTAGTAGTACCATTACTAGAATTATAAGTACCACCAGTTGTAAAAACATCTTTAGGTAAATTAAAATATGTAGTTGCAGATACGGTTGTTGTTGTTAAACCGTTTGTAAATATTGTTTGTCCATTCACAGTACCTCCAGTAAATGTACTTCCACCACTAGTAGCAGCACTAAAAGTAATAGTTTCTCCGTTATATTTTTTTAATGTAACTAATCCTCCATTATTTTCAGCTTCATAAATTATATGACCTTTTAGATATATAAAGTTATTATCAACATCTTGGTGTGATAATACTGCGTTTCTAGTTAAATCGTTAGCGTAAGGGCTATTTAATATTCTTAAAATTATCATTTTTTTAATGTTTTTTATTTATAAATATCTTAATTTTTATCTTTTATTAATATTTATAAATAAAAAAACAAAATGAAATTAATTAATATGATTTACTGGTTACTAACATCATTTTTCTTTATCATATATTGGGTTATGTTACCTAATTGGATAAGTAGTGGTGATGTTGATTTATATGGTTTAATTGGTTCTGGTATTGCAGCAAATGGTGCGTTTATTGGAAATATAGTATGGACAATTATTACTAAAAATGATGTTTATAAACTTGAACATAATGGTGAAGATATGCCATTTGTTAAGAAATTTAAATCTTTATTTAAAATAAAATGATACTATTAACGATATTAGGATTATTATTTGTCGCAGCATCAAGTGTAGCCGAAGCCATTATGGATAAAATTCAATTTCATTATGATAAATCTATATTTTCTCAAGATAAATACAAACAAACATTTTGGGACCCAACAAAATCATGGGTTAACAAATGGAAAGATAGTAGTGCTAGAGAAGAAAGATTTTTAGGTTCTTCTACCATTTTTGTATTTACGACAGATGCATGGCATCTATTTAAATTTTTTAGAAACACATTTTTATTTATAGGTTTACCTCTATTATCATTTGGTTCTATGAATATAATATTAGCCGCTATTTTAGCTAGAGTTATTTATGGGTTAGTATTTACAATTTGTTTTGATAAATTACTAATTAAATAAACATTATGGATGAAAAATTAGTCGATTTACAAATAAATAAATTGATTCAAGAATATTCTTTTTTAAAATCCGATGAAGAATTAAAGAAAGAGTTGATAAATGCAAAACAAAAAGACTTTTTAGATTTAGTTAATGGAAAATTAAATAAGTTAAATCCAGAAGAATCTAATCATGAACCAAAAACAAAACAAGAACCAAAATCAACAAAGATTGAACCCAAAATAGATATTTCTGGTATATCTGAAAATACTAAAATTCGTATTAAAAAAATATATAGAAATATAGTTAAAGTAACGCATCCAGATAAAGTTGATTCGGATGATTTGAAAGAATTATATATGGAAGCTACTGAAGCATATGAAGCTTATAATATATTTGAATTATGTTTTATTTCCAAAAAATTAAATATAAAAGTAAAATTATCACTAGAAGAAACAAAAACATTAAATGAATTGATAAACTCCAAAAAAGATGAAATAAAGAAAATAGAATCATCCTTTATTTGGTTATGGTTAACAGCATCTAATGAGAATGATAAAAATGAATTAGTTGATAGATTTATTGAAAAACACTATAAATAAAATTATATATGGAAAAATTAAAAATTGGAATAACAATTGGGTTAAAAGATAACAAAGAATCTATTTGGACAAACGGAATTAAACAAAATATTCTTATGTTAACAAGATTATTAAAAAATTCAAAAAATAATTATGAAATTAAACTTCTAAATACCATCGAAGTTGATTGGAGTACAAAACCTAGTTATTTAAAAGATATCGATATTTGTACATTTAAAGATAATTTTATGGATGTGGATTTATTGATTGTTATGGGAGCACAAATATCAAATGAAGATATCAAAAAGTTTAAGTCTAACCCGAATAAAAAAGTAATTGCATATAAATGTGGTAACAATTATGTAATCGCTATGGAAAACATATTATTTAAAGAAAATGACCCAACTAAAATATATAGATTTGATGAAGAGTATGATGAAATCTGGTATATACCACAACAAGATGAGGTAAATAGTGGTTTTTATAAAACATTATATAGAACAAATGCTTTTATAGTACCATTTGTTTGGCATAATCAATATTTATTAGAAGCTGTTACCGCTGTTGAAAGTTCATTTAGACAAGGCACTTTTAGAAAAGATTATAGGTATGAAATAGGTAAAGAAAAAAAGACTATTGGTGTCATGGAACCTAATTTAAATATTGTTAAATTTTCACTAATACCAGCAATGATTACTGAAGAATGTTACAGAGGTGAAATAGGTCAAAAACATATAAAATCTTTAATGATAACAAACTCTGAAAAAATAACTAAACATAAAGAGTTTATGGGTATTATAAAATCTTTTGATTTATTTAAAGATAAAAAAATATCTGCTGAAAATAGGTATCAAACAGCTTATATATTAACTCAATTTATTGATGTATTGGTTTGTCATCAAATATTAAACCCTTTGAATTATTTATATTTAGACGCTGCTTATTTAGGCTACCCAGTGCTTCACAACGCACCAATGTGTAAAGACTTAGGTTATTACTATGAAAACTCTGATACTGTCTCTGGAGCCAAACAATTGGATTATATTTTGACTGAACATGATAAAAATATTGACGCTTATAATGAAAGAAATGATAAAGTATTAATGAGGTATTATGCCGATAACCCAAAACTTGTTAAAACATATGATAAATTGATTCATAATCTTTTCAATGGTGGTAATCATGGATTGGAATATAACCCAAAAACAAATCTTTATAAAAATTTAAAATAAAAATTATGGAAAATATAATAGAAATTTATAACGAATTTAGTGATTATGGTTCACCAAATTTAATTTATTTAATCACACACGAAATAAACCATTAAAAAAAAAAGGAGACCATTTAAGTCTCCTTTTTTAATAACTCAAAACTAAATTTGAGTTGACCTATTTATATTTAAGGTCTGTTTTCTATTTTATCGATACCAAACGATTTCAAAGCTGCTTTCCATGATTCTTCAGTTTTGTAAGTATCAATTGGGTTTTTTGTTTCTAGTATTCCACCAGTTTTAATTTTACCATAGTGTACTTTTTCACCTTTAACGATGAACCAAGCATCTTCTGTTGCTATAAATTTATTTTCCATATTTTATTTAATTTTTATTTCATTTGTTATTTACCAAGATTGGATAGTCCATCCTTTACTAATTAATCCACTAACAGCAGAGTTTGAAGCTGAAGACCTTCCAGTTGCGTTATAAAAATAACCATTAGTTTTAGTATTTCCATTCAAATCAATAAGTGCATCATCTAACACAGCACCACTTACCTTTGATACCCCAATAAACCCTAAATTATTTAATCCACTCAAGTTAATTGATTCTAAAGGTAGTAATGTGTTTCCATTAGACCTATTAATACTTAATTGAGTCAAATTAGTTTGTTGAGATAAATCTAAATTAGTGTTTGTGATATCATTTAAGTTTAATTGGTCTAAATTAACATCACTTAAAATTGAATCTAAATCAAGTGATTGTGAATTACTACAACCAAAAGTAACTATATTTGTATCACTTAAACCTAATACAGACGTTAGATTAGTAGCGTTTGCAACATTTAATAAAATTAAATTATTGTTATTAGTTAAATCTAATGTTTCTGGTATACTCAATTCATATGTTAAATGAGTAAGTAAAGTATTATTAGATAAATCTAAAGAAGCTATACTTAAAGGAATTTTAGCTGAATAATCTGGTGTCCAACCTTGTTGTAAGGCTAGACTAGTTAAATTAACTAAATCAGATACATCTAAAGTTTCAAGACTTGGAACATTTTCCATATTCAAATTAGTAACATTTGATAGACCAGTTAAATCTAAATTACTCAATAACGGTGCGTTACCAATAGTAAGATTTATAACACCAGTTGGTAAAGATAAACTAGTTAATAATTGAGAGTTACGAATATCTAATTGAGTAGCATTACTTTCTGATAAATCCATTGATACTAAAGAAGTACCTTCTAACCATAATTTATTAGCATTGGACACCGTTGAGACATCAAATTGTGATATACCACACCCATATACTTTAAATTTATCTAAATTAGATGGGTTACTAATTAATATATTCTCTAATGGGAATACACTTTCAGTTTGATTACCAACCATAACTAATTTAAGTGTTGAAATATTACTTAAATCAATAGTCGTTAATGTAGTTGAATCACGATAAATAAATGTTTCTAATGATGTTAATGATGTTAAATCCAATGATGATGACCTATTATAAGAAAACAACCATAATCCTTTAAGGGTTTGTGGTAAAACTGGTTGATAAGCATATGCTTCTTGTGTATATAAATAAATTATCTCACCAGACATTGTACCATCAGATAAACATGGGTAATAATTTATTGTTTTGTTTGGTATTGAATCAGTAATTGCTTTTTCAAACCATATTAATGATGAAGGTATATTGTATTCATCTGGCACATATGTTGACGTATCACCATTTCCTAATATTTCTTCAACACCATCCCAGTATCTTATTTTGATATATCCAGTACTTGAACCTATCCCCATATATGTGTATTCAGTACCAGTTACATTAACTGTAAATGAACCTTCTTGTGGTACAAATGGTGATGTATTTATTACACCTCTTACCGCTAATCTACCATTTCCAACTATTTGTAAATCCAAACCATAGAATGACCAATATAAGTTATTCAACAAGTTATTATAATCAGCATTACTCGCAGCAGTTCTACCATTACTTGAACTAAAATAACCATTACTTACACCATGTTGGTTAAGTTGTTGTAGGATTTGATTATTAGCTGATGGTGTCATCATAGAGTTTTCTCCCAACTCTAAAATGGTTAAATTTGGTAAATTAGACACATCTAATGATGTTAATTGATTCATATATAAACTTAAAGTACTTAAATTACCTAAATCTGTAGCATCAAAATTTGTGATTTGATTCTCATTTAAATATAGCTCAGTCAAGTTTGTCAATCCAGTACCATTAAATGATGTTAATTGATTAATATTCATTTCCAAATTTTCTAAACTAGATAAACCAGTTCCATCAAATGAAGATATTTGATTTTCATCTAAACCTAAATAAGTTAAACTAGATAAACCAGTTCCGTTAAATGACGTTAATTGGTTACCAACTAAACCTAACCCAGTCAAATTAGTTAAACCAGTTCCATCAAATGACGTTAATTGGTTCGAAGATAACCCTAAATAACCACTTAAATTAGTTGGAAAAACAAAATTATCTAATGATGTTAATTGGTTCACATCTAAGTACAAATTAGTTAAATTAGATAAACCAGTCCCATCAAATGACGTTAATTGGTTACCCATTAAACCTAACCCAGTCAAATTAGATAAACCAGTCCCATCAAATGACGTTAATTGGTTATAATTTAACCATAATTGAGTTAAATTAGTCGGAAAAACAAAATCTTCTAATGATGTTAATTGATTATTTGATAAATCTAAACTAGGTAAACTAATCAAATCTGTACCATCAAATGAAGTTAATTGGTTACCACCTAAATATAAAGTAGTCAAATTAGATAAACCAGTCCCATCAAATGACGTTAATTGGTTATTATTTAACCATAATTCAGTCAAATTAGATAAACCAGTCCCATCAAATGA